CACAGGATTCAAGCCAAGATTTGTCCTTTGTAAGTTAAGTAGTGCTTCTGGTGCTGACTGGTTGATATTTGATACGGCTCGGTCTCCGTACAACGTTGTACAGGCAAACCTTCGACCCAATACATCGGGGGCGGAGGAATCCGCGTTTGCCCGTATTGACATTCTGTCTAACGGTTTCAAGGTGCGAGCCGGCAGCGGTGTCGAGCCAAATGGCACCAATGGAAACACGTACATATACGCAGCTTGGGCGGAATCGCCATTTAATTACTCACGAGCGGCCTAGTAGTGAACAAGACTAATCATGTTTATCCTTAACAATCAGCCCCTTTCACCAGATCGGGCATTTACAACTGAAGATGGAACTCAGTACCCTTCTAATTGGCTACGGTTAGCTACGGTAGAGGAAAGGGAAGCGATTGGTATTACCGAGACTCCTGATCCTATTCCTGTTGATCAACGCTTCTACTGGGATACAGGAATCCCTAAAGACCACACTGAGCTTGTCGAACAGTGGACTGCTCAAGTCAAAGCAACTGCTGGCTCCCTACTCGCTCAGACCGACTGGTATATCACCCGTGCTTCTGAGACAGGCCTAGCTGCCCCTCAGAGCGTGATTGAGAGGCGTTCCTTAATACGTGCCATGAGCAACGATAAGGAGGCCTTCCTGAGCCTCACAGAGACCACTGAGCAGCTTGCTGAGTATGTCACCAGTGCTGGCTTCAATAACTGGGAAAGTGGTGCTTCGATTGACGGCGCTATTCCTGTTATTGATAACGTCACCAGTGGCACTGTAATAACCGGAGATACACTCTTTGGTGGCTCCGGTAATGATACCCTTATTTTTAACTAACCATGATTACTATTCTTGGTATTAAAGTGTCGTATGAGACACTTGCTTTCTTCATCCTTTTTATTGCTTCTGAGTACCTTGGTGTAACTAAAAAGCGTAAAGCTAATAGTGTGACTCAAGCTATCTCCATGGCAGCTGCTTACTTTAGTAAGACACGTACTGAGGATGATACTGTTCGTCGTATTCGCCGTACCTTTAGAGGGAAATAGTAATGGTACTGCTGCCAGTTAAGCAGTACTACCCTCAGACAGATAGTGCAACAAGTCACGGAGATCGGATGTGCTTTAGCTCAACATGCGCTATGGCTATCAAGTATCTCCGTCCTGATGCATTAAAGGGTAGTAATGCAGATGATGATTACTTGAGAACAGTACTTAAATACGGTGATACTACACTCTCCACTAGTCAAATAAAAGCCTGTCAGCAGTATGGTGTCTTTGCTTCTTTTTACCAAAAAGGAACAAGACAAGCTCTACTCAATGAGCTAAAGGCAGGCTTTCCAGTAGCTGTTGGCATCCTCCACAAAGGTCATGTCTCCAACCCTGTTGGTGGTGGCCACTGGATGCTCTTGATTGGGGATACTGGGGAACATGGTGTCTTCCACGATCCATACGGTGAGATGGATAACGTTAATGGCGGCTATGTCACCGTTGGTAGGGGTGGTAAGGACGTTAGTTATTCCTGGACTAATTGGCTAAAGCGTTGGGAAGTCGAAGGTAAAGGTACTGGCTGGTTCATGACCTTTCGCCCAACCAATACTCCGCAACCTATCGCTCCTGTCACTAACACCTGGAAGGGAGTAATTACTGCCGCTTCTAAGGCAGGTGCTAAGTTCCCACAAGTAGTAGCTGCTCAATGGGCTCTTGAAAGTGGCTATGGTAAACATACCTCTGGTAAGAATAACTACTTTGGCATTAAAGGTAAGGATGGTGAAGGTACTCTTGTCTCAACTACTGAGTTTGTCGGTGGTATGGAGATTAAGGTAGATGCCTGGTTCAAGAATTTTACTTCTCTTGATGCCTGTGTTGCCTACATTGTAGATCGTTGGTACAAGGACTACAAAGGTTATAAAGGCGTTAACCGTGCTTCTACACCTGATGAGTGTGCACAATTGCTGGTAAAAGAAGGATATGCGACTGATCCACTATATGCTGCCAAGTTACAACGTATACTCAAAGAAAATGGTTGAGGCAATTATTACGGGAGTTGCATCCCTTGTTATTGGTGTTGGTGGTGGCGTAGCTTCTCTTACTAGTAGAACTAATTCACGTATGGATCGTATTGACAAACGTATTGACGAGATTGAATTACGTCTTGCTGAGAAGTATGTGCCACGACAAGAACTAGCCAATGCTTTACAAAAGATGGAGGATCACATGATCCGCATCGAAAATAAACTAGATCAAATTGTATTGAGAAATGGCTAACAAGAAGGCCACAGAAGATCAGTTCAATGAACTGCACAACCTTGTAACCAATGAGTTCCTTGCTCGTATTAAATCAGGTGAGGCTTCTACAGCTGATCTAAAGGCGGCTTGTGATTGGCTATCTAAAAATGACATCAGTGGGGTTGCTTACGAAGGTAACCCTCTTGATAAACTAGCTACCATCATGCCTAAGGTAGACCCTGAACTTATCCAAAAGAGGCTTTATGGCAAGTCGCACATCTAACTATTACAAATCTAACCCTGAGGCTAAGGCTAAGCGCCTCAAGCAACAGGCTAAATATAATAAGACAAAAGAGGGGCTCAAGATCCGTACTAACGCAAATAAGCTAAACCGTAAGCTTGGTACTTATGGTAATGGTGATGGTATGGATGCTTCCCATACTGGTCCTAATAAAGGCAAGCTAGAATCACCTAAAGCTAATCGTACACGCCCACGTAAGGGTAAGAAGTATGGATGACTTCCTGATCCTGTAACATGACTCCACTCCTGCCTAGTCCTGATCACTACCTCCACAACCTAATAACGATGACAAGCTCTGAAGCAAAAAGGCTACACCGTCGTGCAATTAAAGAATACTTTAACTGTCAATGTGTTTATTGCGGAGAAACTTATGAATTACATGAACTTACACTTGATCACGTTCGCCCTAAGTGTCTTGGTGGCGAAGACCTTACATCAAATCTGGTACCCAGCTGTAGGAAATGTAATCAGGCTAAAGGCAGTAGAAATTGGTTACAATGGATGAGAGATACATTTGGCCCTACCAATAGGGAAACATTAATCCTAGCACACATTCGTTAATCATGGACAAAAAGAAAACACTAAAAGAGATGCGTGAAGAGATCAAGCAAATGATCGAAGCATCCCAACGTCGTCAGAAAGGTGAGAAGGTAACCTCACAAGACATTAAAGAAAACCCTATTGGTACACGGGCTAAGTCGGTTAAGGCTGAGAACTTCCGTACTGATGTTGACACTGGCATGAAGGCACAGAAGTCTAAAGACTATAGTAAAGCAAAAACCTCTGGTACCTATATGGACTCTAATAATAAGCCTAACCCTCCTAAAGCTAAACGTGACGAAAAGCCTCGTCAACGCCCTGGTGCAGGTCGTGAGGCAATGATGGCCAAGATGGAAGAGGAACGTAAGCGTCGTATGCGTGGTGAGTCGGCTGTTGTCGGGAGCTAAGTAATGGCTCCACGTAAAATGCCTGTGCGTAGTCAGCAAAGTCGTGAGATTAAAAAAGTACTAGGTGAGGGGACGTATACAACTACTGACCCACAAGGGCAGATTAATGTTATGCGTCAATACCAAGCAGCTAATTTAATTCCTTCTGAGTTTAATGCACCTAATGAAGTGTCGGATGCTGTAGGGTCTTTAATGGCTGCTGGTAGAACCAAGGAACAGGCACTTAGTGAGTTGGGCATTACCTTGCCTCGCTCTTTCTTCGACAACAAAGGCAAGCTTATTGGTAGAAAGTTTAGGGATGCTCAAAGCCCAGCGTTAGTAGAGGCTTGGAATAAAGCAAACCAAGGATTCTCTGCTCAAGACCTAAGTAAACTAGAAGGAAGAGAATGGACCAATGCTCAAAAGGTTGCTCAAGAGGTTGGTAGAAGGTTGGGTATGAAGCTTGACCTTGGGCACTTTGAAACTTCTGCTTCTGGTGCCCCTGGTAATATAGCAGCAGCAGGAGAGGAATATGCTAGAGCTAACCAGGCTGCTGGTCGTAGTCTTGAGAATCCATTTAGACCTCAAACTACATATGAGGTAGAGAACCTTGGTATGGCTACCAACAAAGTACAAGGCTTGGGAGAGGCTGCTTTGTTGATGCAAGACGTTCCCACCAGGGGTGGGCTTACTGGGTCTCCTCTTAATCCTTATATTTCAGTTTTACTTGGAACAACCCTAAGTGGCCAAAGTTCCAGATTATTACCTACCGATAATTTAGAGACATTAAATTACACCTTTGATCAACTGGCTAAACAAGGCGCTAATCCAGTTGCCATGTATGACTACATACGTGAGCGAGCTGGTGAAGGCATTGACATCAAGGAAATGGCTAAGGCTGGTCAAAAGCAATATGATATTTCTAAGTTTGCTCCGACTGTAGAGGCCCCTAATGCTGGCCCGGTTGGAGTAGTGAAACCTGCAATGCCCAAAGGGCCTACGGTTACTACAAAAGGTGTGCCCAAAGGGTTGCTGCCAAAAGGATTAAGTAAAGCTGGTCCCATAGCAGCTGGACTAGGTATTGCCACAGCTTTACTAAGTGATAATCCAGCTGAAGCTATTCCTATTGCTGCTGAATCCCTCACACCTCTTGGCGACATACAAGGTGCTCCTGAGCCG